CCAGTAACCAAGTAACTATAAACAATATTCAATATATTTTAAGTACAGTAACCGCAACCAAATCTAGTGGTGGTTCTGAAAAACAGTCAATAGAATCCATTAGACAACTTGCTCCAATTGCATTTGCCTCACAGCAAAGATTAGTAACATCACTTGATTATAAAGGTATTATTGAAACCAATTTTCCAGATGTTAAAGAAGCCGCTGTATGGTCTGGTGATGAAAACATACCATTGGATTATGGTGCAGTTTATATTTCACTTAATTTTAAACCTGGTATTGCAACAAGTGTACAACAGGCTGTAAAGGATCAGATTCGGGCAAATTATGTAAAGAATCTTTCCACAATGTCAATGACACCCAAATTTACAGATCCAAAGGAAGTATTCTTAATTTTAACCACATCATTTAATTTTGATCCTGCACTAATTGGTTTATCAAATCAAACTCAAGAGGCAAATATTTCACAGTTTATTGTAAATTATTTTTCTCGTAATTTGGAATCATTTAATAAGGTATTCCGTAAGAGTAATTTGCTAACAGAAATTGATGCAATTAATAAGGCAGTTCTAAATACCAAGATTGGTATACAGGTTCAAATGCGTGAGGAAATTGTAACAGCAACATTGAACACATTTGATGTTCAATTCCCTTGTACAATTAAAGATCCAGATGATCAATTCCATAGAATCAGAACAGATGCATTTGAATTTAATGGACTTGTTTGTATAATCAAAAATAGACTCAGTTCAAGTCAACTTGCAATTTTTGATTTGGATGATAATATTGTACTCGACAATGTCGGAAGTTATAATCCGGATAATGGTATTATTTCAATAGTGGGATTTGAACCTGTCCGTCTTTTAAGTGGTGATACATTTATTCGAATTCAGGTTACACCAGATAATGAATCGTCCATACAACCTCTTAGAAATATGATACTCAAATTGGAAACTGACCGGTCATCTGCTACTGCAATAATTGATCGGCAAACAGAGACACTTAAAGTAACATAATGGCAAACTCACCAAATAATTCAGAGACCCTGAAGGACTATAATAGACTTCCTGTTAATCTCAGGAAAAGTGCAGTTTTAGAAGTCCTTCCGGAATATTTTCAAGAAGATTATCCAAACCTAATAGCCTTTTTGGAAGGATATTATGAATATTTGGATTCGGATCAACAATGGGGTGGTATAGTAAATGAAATAGCCACCATAAGAGATTATGAAGATACCGAACTTGCAAGATTGGATTTTCTCTTTGATGAGGTAGGTCTGGGCGTTGGTGGATCAATATTTAAATTTCCAAGAGAGGTTATCAGAAACTTTGGTAATTTCTTTAGGGTAAAAGGTTCAGAATATTCAGGTTATGGTTTTTTCAGATCTTTCTTTAATGAAGAAGATGTTGAAATAATTTATCCGAAAAAAGATCTCATTGTTGTTGGTGTAGATGAGTGTGGTATAGAGATTGTTAAGAGAATTGATGGTGGTGAAGTATATCAAGTTTGTACTTTGTTGGTTAGTTCTCCTTTTCCTATTCATGTTTGGGAAACATTATGGAGAAAATATGTACACCCATCTGGTTATCATTTAGCAGCAGAAGTTGTAATTTTATCAAATGTACCAATTGGTGTCACAACCGAAGAATCACTTCCAGAACTTGATCCTCGTGAAAAGATTCATTCAAGTGCATCACTTGTATTTGGTAGAATTGAAGGAGAAGTTACTGGTATCTATGCTGATAATAATGATGGTACAGGTTATGTTAATGCTGGTTACGTCCATCCTGGATACTATACTCCACAGGAAGACGATGTTGACTTTGCACCAGAAAGACTCAGTGTTTACAAAACTCCAGAAAACTTTGGTCTATCAGAAACTATTCGTTACATCGACTCCAACTTTGCGGATGTCGATCACTGGGCTGGTTTCCATCTCACATACGACGATACGTTTACGAAGTTCTCAAGTACTTCACCGTTTACAACATTCGATGGAACATATCATATTAAAGCATCTGACAGTGATGGCCCAGTAAGTCTGTATAACTATTATAAATAGTGGTATTAAATGAGGAATTAAGAAATGGCAAGACAAATTATAGCAGTCGGTAGCGCAGGGAACGACGGAACAGGTGATACACTGCGGTCTGGTGCTATCAAAATGAATTCAAATTTTGCAGAACTTTATCAAGAAGTTGCAGGTTTAGGACTTCTTGTTTCAGATTCAGCAGGTGGATTAAACCTTGAAGGTATTTCGTTTGATCAAAGAAGTGTTGTATTCATTGGTGTTGATAGTCCTAACTCAACACCAGCAGATAATAACGAAACATATCTAAGAGCAACAGAGCCTACCAAAGACAACGTTATTATCTTGCCAG